GACCAGTTATTATTGGTCGTGCTCAACGAGGGCCTGCGCTTCGACCAGTAAGAGTGGAAAGTTTTACAGAATTTGTTGAAATTTTTGGCGAGCCATTGCCTGGTGGAGCTGGTGGTGATGTTTGGAGAAATGGAACTGCTGGTATGGAACCAACATATGGTGCTTATGCTGCTCAAGCATGGTTAGCGAATGGTTCTCCTTTAACTTATGTTCGTCTTCTGGGACAACAACACACAACACATCCTGGCTCTACTGGAAAAGCAGGTTGGCAAATTGGTACTGCTGCTCCAGATGGCACCAGAAGGTCGGTAGGCGCATTGGGCTTGTTTGTTGTCGATAGCGGAAGTACCGCGGCACCAGCGCACACTGGAACTTTGGCCGCAGTTTGGTATTGCACTGGAAGTTCTGTTGAGCTTTCTGGAGCTGATAGACAAGATAATAATATTGTTACTGGTTCTGGTATTATAGTTAGGAGCACTGCGGAGGGGCCAACTTTTACAGCTCTTATCAAAAACAATGATGGAACTATTGTAGACACCGTTAATTTTAATATCAAGACTTCAACGGCTGGTAATTTTGTTCGAAAAGTTTTTAATACAAATCCCACAAAACTAACTACACGTTTGTATGGTTCTGCTAATACTGCATCATATTTCTTAGGCGAAAGTTTTGAAAGAGATGTAACTGAAAAACTTACAAGCTCAAGTGCGGGTAAAACTTTTGGTTTTATTGCTGCTCTTACTGATGATGAAAGTTCAAGTCCGATCCTTTGGAGCAAAAATCTCGCAAGTATGTCACCCGCACAAACAAATTGGATTATTGGCCAAACGCAACAATCATCAGGAAGTTATACACCTGGAACGAGCCAGCAATTATTTCAAGTTGTGGCGCTTGATAGTGGCGAATGGACACAGGAAAATCTTAAGGTTTCTATTACAGATGTTCGTTATTCTAATGAACCTTCTGATCCTTATGGTTCTTTTGGGCTTGAATTGAGAAAGGCAAACGATTCAGATGAAGCGCCACAAGTTGTTGAGAGTTATTCAAATTTGAATTTGAATCCTAATTCTCCTAACTATATTGCTCGGCGCGTCGGAACTCAATATGCAAAATGGGATGATGTTGATAGACGATATCGATATTTTGGGCAATATCCAAATAATTCTCGATATATTTATATTAAGATGCATTCTGATCTTGATGGTCAGCCGCCAAGTCCTGAAACTTTGGTGCCGATGGGCTATCGAGGGCCGCTACGATGGGGAACGTTCGTGGTTGTAAGCGGAAGTACGAGCGCAGTAGTTCCGGAAACAGCAACAGAGGGCGAGTCGTTTACAGCTTTTCCGAGAGCAATGGTATCAACTCAAGCGGCTTCGCCTGGCGCTCCAACTCTCGCATCTGCGTACTTAGTGGATGTTGGTCCCGAGGCTGATTTTACGGCTTCGTTCCAATTTCCACAAACATATTTACGCTCTAATACAACTGTAGGAAACTTAACTGATCCTACTGATGCTTATTGGGGTGTTGATACAACAATAAATGGAGCGAGCACGAGATTTGAAAATGGTTACGAAGATGTAGTAAGAGGTTTGCAAGATATTGGACGAACTTCAACTGGACCTCGAACATCCGTTTCATATTCGGCTGCCGGAAATGTGATTGAATATCAACAAATATTTAGTTTGGAGAATGTTTCTTATCATACGGCATCGCTTACAAGGACTGCCATAGGCGGTCATGCTTCAGCGGTGAATGCATCACAAACTCAAGAAGCATATTATCTTTCTGGTTCTTATAAATTGGGATATGCGATTGCTTCTAGTGGAACTAATACATATCAAACTCTTTTGGACGCAGACTTTAATCAGTTCACAGTTCCAATGTTTGGTGGGTTTAATGGAACGGACATTCGCGAGACTCAACCATTTAATAATAATTATACGGGCACACCAACAATGAATAACAATTATAAATATAATTCTATTCGACAAGCAATCGATTCGTGTGCAGACCCAGAGCTTGTGGAGTGTAACTTAATGGCCGCTCCGGGTATTGGAACTACCAATGCATCAATTGGGCTAACAAATCACATGCTAGATGTTTGTAGGCGACGAGCAGATGTGATGGCGGTTATCGATATTGAGGGTGGTTATCAACCACCTCCAGATCGTAGTAGCTTTGGTAATGATTATGACAGTGCTAATCGCGGGAAGGCTAAAACAGCTGCAAATTCACTAAGAACACGCCAGCTTAACAATAGTTATGGTGCTTGTTATTATCCGTGGATTCAAGTTCGTGATGCGGATTCTGGTATCAGTTTCTTTGCTCCACCTTCAGTGGCTGCGATAGGAACTTATGCTTTTTCAGAAGCTAAAACTGAAGTTTGGTTTGCGCCAGCAGGATTTAATCGTGGTGGACTTACCGAGGGATCGGCAGGTATTCCAGTTGTTGGAGTTACCGAACGATTAACTTCGAAGAATCGCGATAAACTTTATGAGAATAATATTAATCCGATTGCTTCATTCCCAGCGGAAGGATTGGTTGTTTTTGGACAAAAGACATTACAAGCAACTCGAAGCGCATTGGACAGGGTTAATGTGCGGCGGCTGATGATTCATGTGAAGAAAGAGATTTCAAGAATTTCAGCAAGACTGCTCTTTGATCCAAATACGTCAGTAACTTGGGATAGGTTTACAGGTCAAGCAGTTCCATTCTTAGAGAGTGTTAAAACTCGGCTTGGTTTGGAAGACTATAAAGTGGTGTTGGACGCAACAACGACCACGCCTGATTTAGTTGATAGAAATATTATGTATGCAAAGATTTTTCTGAAACCAACACGAGCAATCGAGTTTATTGCAATTGACTTTGTAATTACAAATACTGGAGCATCGTTTGAAGATTAATTTTAAGAATGACTAATTACAATAGGAGAAACAAGAGATGACTTTTTGGCAAGACCCAAATTTAGAACCAAAACGAAGTTATAAATTTATTTTAAGTATACCCGGTGGTTCAAGCACTCAAGGGTTGCGCGAATTTTTGGTAAAAAAAGTCGGAAAACCTGGCTGGAATATTACGGAAACAACACACAAATTTTTAAATCATACTTTTTATTATCCAGGCAGAACTGAGTGGGATGCAATTGAAGCTACCGTTGTTGATACTCTTGATCCTACTGCCAATGCAACTCAAGAAATAATGCACATGTTAGAAGAGTCAGGTTATGAACTTCCCACAACGCCACAGACAACTGTTGGGTGGGGAACTACTTCAAAGGCAAAAGCAGTGAGAAATGCTTTGGGACAAGTCAAAATCAAAACAATTAATGCGGAAGGACAAGTTGTAGAAGAGTGGGTTCTTAACAATGCTTGGATTCAAAAGGCTACTTTTGGCGATGTTACCTATGATAATGAAGACATGATAGAAGTTGCACTTACGATGAGATTTGATAATGCATTTATTAATGTTATCAATGGCGATGGAAAAATTCCTACTGCTTCCTAAACATTTGCTTGTTTCTCTGTTATAATACGAAAAGAAAGAAGAGGTATATATGCCAAGAAATAACCAGGATCGACTGGTGGAAAAGAAAAAACCAGAAGATGAAGGTTCTCCCGTATCTGTAGATGCACTTTTAAATTTTGTTATCCCAACTGAATTTGTTGATTTACCAACAAAGGGCAAATTTTATTCAGAGGATCATCCTTTGCATAACGCCGAGACTGTTGAAATCAAATATATGACAGCCAAGGAGACGGATATTCTTTCGTCTAAACAATTATTAAAAAAAGGTGTTGCGATAGATCGAATGTTGCAAAGTCTTCTTGTGGACAAGAATATTAAAATTGAAAAGTTATATACCGGAGACAAAAATGCAATTTTAATGGCTGCAAGAATTAGTGGATTTGGAAAGTCCTATGAGGCGTCCGTTGTTTGCAGAAATTGTAATGCAACTACCGAACAATCATTTGACTTGGAAGAAGTTAAAGTCAAAGAAGCACCAGAAGATGCTACTTATGGAGAAAATGGAACATTTTTTATTACACTTCCTCAAACCAAAATCAAAGCTGAGTGTCGTTTGTTAACCAGCGATGACGAATCGAAGATGACGGCAAAAACAGAGAAAAAAAGAAAGCTAAAGTTACCAGAATCAACATTAACAGATCAATTAAAATTAGTTATTGTTTCTTTGAATGAAGTAACAGATAGGAGCACGGTTGAAGAGTTTGTAGATGTAATGCCTGCTCAAGATTCCAATCATTTGCGTAATGAATATGAAAAGATGCGGCCTGATGTTGATCTTTCGTATGAATTTGAATGCGAACGATGTGAAAGCTTGAACGATATATCCATTCCTTTTTCCGTAAACTTTTTTTGGCCTGAGTGAAGAATACGCTGAAGGCGTGTACGAACAACTCTTTTTTCTAAAACAACAAGGTGGCTGGAGCTTTATCGAAGCTTATAATCTGCCCATGCAGTTGCGTGAGTGGTGGATTAACCGCATCATCAAGCAGTTAGAAGAAGAAGCCAAAGAAATAAAAAAGGCTTCTCGAACAAAATAAAATATTTTTAAACCCACCATTCGCGTGGGTTTTTTATTTTCAAGAATTACTATTTACTCATGATGAAATGTTGTATTATAACATTTTGGAGTAATTTCTGATGGGCGCAAAAGAAGACGCAGCAAAAATTAAAAAACAACTGGAAGCTGTAACAGCGGAACTCAAAAAATCCGAGTCCGCCGCTCACAAACTCGACGCGGCAGTAGGAGAAATTGTAACAAGTGTTTCCGAAGTTAAAAGTGCAGCCACCGGCATGACCGAAGTTTTTATGCAGGGCTTCGGCAATTTTGATATTGGCAGTGTTATTCAGCATGTTAATGCGATGAGTCAACTTTCAGCCGAAATGAATAAGGCTACTGGTCAAGCAGGCCAACTCAGTGCTGCGCTCAAAGAACATCGCAAAGCAGCTGATGGCATGGCTGTTGGTTATGCTGAACTTACCACGCACATGACAGCAGTGTATAGTGGCATGACTGATTTTTCTAAACTTTCTCCCAAAATGCAGGGTGAATTGGCTGGTGTGGCATCAAAATTAACTAAGATGGGTATTTCAGCCGAAGACACAGCTAAAAATTTAGATATTATGACTAGAGGATTGGGAATGACGGCCAAACAAGCTGGCAAAACTCAAATGGATATTGCTAGAATGGCTCGTTCGCTGGGTGTAACTCCTAAAAAAATGGCAGCAGATTTTGCTGCTGCTTCACCGAAGTTGGCTGGTTATGGGAAACAAGCGTTCAGTGTATTTAAAAAATTGGCTGCACAAGCTAAAGCAACTGGTCTTGAAATGAATGAACTGTTGGGTATTACAGACAATTTTGACACATTTGAAGGCGCTGCCGAACAAACCGCACAGTTAAATGCTATTATGGGCACAACCATGAATAGTGTTGATATGCTGATGGCCTCTGAAGACCAACGTATTAAAATGATGAAATCAGAAATGAATGCCACCGGAAAAAGATGGGATTCCATGGACAGATTTGAAAGAAAAGCGCTGGCCAATATTGTTACTCAAGGTAATATGGAAAAAGCTGCAAGATTATTTGGTACTTCCCTGAAAGACATAGAAGAACAAGAAGCAGCCGCTGATCCTGCTCTGGTTTCTATGGAAG